AGGGAAACCGCCACTCTCAGAGCAACGCACCTTGACACAAATCCACTTGGTCAGGAAGCCAATAAAAATCACCACTTGTGCAAACACCTTAAAAAAGTCCTTTAAAAGCCTTTATTTTTGTGTTAGGATACTGCCTTAGCAGTATCCTACCTAGACACCGAAACCGAAACCGCCAAAATCCTCCACCTTGTTATAGAACTTATTATTTTAAACGTGAACAGCAGAAACCGCCATTCACGCCTAAAATAATACTTTCAAACCCTAATAAAACGTGATAAGCTACTGCATCACACAGTAGCTTAAAACATCCCCTTATTTAAAATCTTTTCTAAATTGACTCCTTCGGTTTCTTCTATTAACCCTTTCCTCATAAATACGACCTTGTAAGAAACCACCAGCCGCACAGCAAGCACATAAAAATAATATCACTGAAATTTCCATTTGATTTTCCTCTTTTTGATTTTCGCGCCTAAGCACCTGTAAGTAATGTTTCATTTGAAACCGAAACCGAAACCACACTTGCGGGTGCATTTTCGGTTTCGGTTTCACCCTTCGACATGTCGAAAGGCAAAACCAGTTTGCTATTTAGCAAACCAAACTGTTTTTCTCTAGCTGTAAATTAAAATCATACAACAAATCTTTCGCTCTCAATTCCGCTTTCATTTCTTCAAACATGGAAACACCCTTGTTGTATCTTAATCCATAGCCCCTGTATGGGGTGACGGCATAGGCGGTTTCACCCAGTAGGATACAAATAGATAGCTTATCCATACTTGGATCACGTTTGACCATGACACTGTAGAAAACGGCTCTGCAAGCGGCATTCTCAGCCGCAGAGCCAATATTAAAGAAAGGTATTTTTAAGCTGCACATGATTTTACATATGCCTCAAAGTTTTTAAGATTATCAATGATATTTGGTCTTACATTTTTATAATACTTGAAACCGAAACGGGTATAGTTTGAGTCACTACGCTCAGGATAGAGAAACATATCTGGAAGATAACCACGTAGAGAAGTCAAACTGACAATGGCATAATCAGTACAATCCAACAGGCACTTGATTTTATATTCAATTTCAGCGCCCGAATAACCTTCAATGGTATGTTCTGTTTTTGTTTTCTTTTCAGGTGAATAAACCAAAACACTAGCTATAGTGGTTTTTGGCTCTGGCAGTTTCATTTTCATGATTATTACTCCATATAGTTAAGGGTTTTTGCTTCACGCAGGTAACCCAGTTTTACCTTTCGCATTTACTGTTTTTGGAAAACGGTCTTTTCTTTATGTGCTATGTGCATGTATATGCGTACACGCGCGCGCACAAAGAAAAAACCGCTCGAATGAGCGGTCTTTAATTAACCCTTCGACATGTCGAAGGGTTAAATTGCGGTTATTGTACGGCCGCTTTTTTCTTGGCGGATTGCAATTGCTTTGCAGTTAAATTTTCAACTATAGATTTAAGTTCGGCATGCTCTTTTTGCATAGCTCTTTGTGCTTCAAGTTCAGATTTTGTAGCATTGAATTTTTTGGCAGATTTAGTTGGAGCATTCATATTTTTCAGTGCTACTTTCTGATCAGAATTTGCGATAATTTCAACAAGTTCAGCTTTCATGGGAAAGCTTGTTTTTAAAGCTTCTAGTATAGCTCTGGTATCTTTTACCGTTGGATTATCGAATGCTTTTATCTGTTCAGGTATTGACAAAACCGTTGGAGCTTCAACTGGTGTGGAATTATCTTTATCGGTTGAAGGTGCAGACTCTCTCTTATCATTCAATACTAGCTCGTTTTCACCTGTCCATTGGTCAATGGTTTTACCGTCGACTTCAACTTGTTCAGTGATATTTGAGAACGTCCAATTTTTACCCTCAACCGGAAATAGCTTGTTGAGTTCACGTTGAATAGCTTTCACTGGTGTACCAATGACAGACTTGTTAAGTTTTAGCCATTGTGCAGAAGTCTGATCATCAGATTGAGTAGCTTCTCTTACTGCTACCATGATTAAGTTTAACTCAAGAGTAGCATTATCTTTTATGAAATGTTTAACACTTGTATATTGTTCAACGTTCATATCTTCAACTGTTACACTGCTATCGATACCGGCATTGATAGCGGCATTGATACGGATGTTGCCAAGTATTGTCTTTAAAGTACTTGTTACACTACCTGAACTATTAATCATAGTTGTTAGTTCAGTAGTTGCTTGCTCTATTAGGTTGTCATTGTTAAGTAGATTCATTTTAATTACCTCTAAGTTATTGATTTATATAGTATTTTATTTAGTATCGACCGCTGTTTTGCAAGTCGATATAGACATTGTACTCTCATTATGGTTGAAGTCAACACCAATTAGTGTACATCTGTTAACCCTTCGACATGTCGAAGGGTACATATAATAAATAGTTGAAGTTAACCCTTCGACATGTCGAAGGGTACGCGACCCGTACCATGATATTTTAATTGTAGATTGAAATAAAATCGGTCCTAGGCACCGTTTCAACGTCAAAAATTTTTCAAACAAAGTTGACTGGAACCGTAATCGCCACCACCACCCCACAAACATCCCCAATCATCCTCAAACATCCCCCACTTTACTTCTTCCCCCACACACCCTATACTCCCCAATGCAAACCTTCATGGAACAAACTTGGCGGGGGAACCACAGCCCCCGTCCTTTTTACCAACAGGAAGAACACTTGGAAGCACTAAAAGAATTTGAGGTTACAGAGGGTAACCAGCACGAACTAAACCACCTTGTGCAGTGTGTACATTATGTGGTGTCAAAGAAACACCACTTAGATGAGGAACTCTTGTCAGCCCTAGGAACCTGTATACCCCTCCAAGAAGAGGAAGAGATAGACCTGCAGAACCTTGTCAAAGAGCAGTTAAAGGCCGCCCTATCACTGAGGCGTTCTTATTTCAGTGCTTCAGGCTCGCTACTTGATAGCAGTTCAGCACGAGAAGCCAAAGACGCCCTCGCATCGGTCCAGCAAGTGGTGGCGGTGCTGATAAAACAGCAGGAAGGACTTGATAGACAGGCAAGACTCTTTAAAATGGAGAATATCTTGATACAATGTGTTGAAGGTCTCCCAGAAGAGACAAAACAACAGTTTTTAGACGAAGTTGCCCGGCAACTAGGAGATTAGCATGTTAGCAGAGATGAAAAAGCTTGTAGTAGAGGCAGAAGCCAATTCAGCTGAGTTCACAGCAGCTCAGAAGCTTGAATTGAGTGATTTACGCGGTTGTAGCCAAGTTTTGCGTTATAAACCAACAAATGGGCAAATTTTACGACTAAAAGAGCTTGCTACGCTCGAAAAAGCGCCAGTTTTGACCAAAAGAGCCAAGAAAAAGTCCAAAGATTAATCAATGCATACAGTATATGAGGCGTTTTTACGTCGTTTAGAGGTTGGATTGGGCCGCTCAGAAGCCCTCTCTGACATAGCTGGCTGGCTTGAAAACAACACAACCTTGAACGATATGAGGTTCGGTTTCAATAAACACGAGTTTCAGGTCGATATAGCGAATGATATTAGTAGGCGCTTGTGTGTCAAGAAATGTTCTCAGGTGGGCTTGTCAGAACTATTGACCCGTAAGATATTGGCGTTTCTCAACCTTGAGAGGAACGTACACGCTATTTATACCCTTCCCAGCTCCAAGTTTGCTCAGAAATTTGTTAAGTCTCGTTTTGATCCTGTTATTAAAGGATCGGAGGCTATGACCAATAACCTAAACATTAATGTTGACAGTACGGAGATGAAGCAGTTTGGCTCTAATTTCTTGTATGTGTCAGGTACTTATGGTCAGGCGTCGGCGATTTCGATTCCAGCAACCATGGTGGTTAGGGATGAGGTTAACTTTTGTGACCAGACCGTTCTGACGACCTATGCTTCCAGATTGCGTCATGCTGATGGTGGCGGTTACCTATGGGATTTCAGTACCCCCACTGTTGAGGATTTTGCTATATCGGACTCGTTCAATAAGTCAGACCAGCACTTGTATTTGTGCAAGTGTCATTGCGGGTATGAGGATGTGCCAGATTTCAACAGGGACATGGTTGTTCCCGGACTTGAAACCGAAATGGAAAAATTCACCAAGCTCGACCTACAAGATCCAGATGCCAAGTTTCAGGATGCTCAGATGCTTTGTCCATCCTGTCGTAATCCATGGCCGCTTGAAGACCCTACTCGTCGTAGGTGGGTGGCTAAGAGGCCCGACGTGCTTGACATGCGTGGGTATTGGGTAAGACCTTGGGATGTGCCCCATTACAACCCCGCTCCAGTCATACTACTACAGGCGAATAACTATGAGACCCATCAAGATTGGAATAATTTTGTTTTGGGTTCTGACTATAGTGATTCTGATAACTCTTTTATTAGGGAGTGTATACTTAATAACCAGACCGCCCAGTGGACTGAGCCGGGAGGTGTGTCAGGCTCCAACTTCGTTGCCGGAATGGACGTGGGTAAAACTTCGTGGATTACAGTGGCGAAGAGGATCGGGGCCAATTTAGAAATTGTTTATATGGAGCGTTTAGTGATGGAGGGGGATGGTACCAATCTTTCAAATCGGGCGGTTGAGATTTGCAAGGCATTCGGTGTTATGAGGATGATTGTTGATGCCGCACCCGATTTCACAACTGCGCTTAGGATTGTGGAAGCGTTACCAGTGGGAGTGGCCTATGCCTGTTACTATACGAAAACGGATAAGAAAAAATTGTCCAATATATCGGAAAAAGACACAAGGGTTATACACGTTAACCGAACAAAAGCGTTCAATGAGCTCAGCAAAGCCAGTAACGGTGGGTTCATTAAATACCCACGTCACTCAGAAATGAAGTTGATGCTTGAACACCTGATGGCGGTTAAGAGAGTAGACCAGAAGCAGGGGGTAGAGGGTGAGATTAAGAGCTTTTGGGTAAATACTGGTCCAGATCACTATGCACATAGCTTGAATTATTGTTATACTGCATCACAAACTATAGTGGAAGAGGTGGGAATACCAATGGCAGTTCCTTTACCGGGGTTTTCTGGTATTAAAAATAAAGCACTTGAAGACGAGTTACCTCGATCAGAGAAGGGTCTGTTGGCTTCTGAGCGCATACGTCGTAAGATTGGAGGCGGTCGAGCATGGCAATAGCACCTAAGACGGTTACACCGGTACGTAAGGTTAAGAATAAGCAGATCACGCAGAACCCGGCGTCAGCATTTGACAAAGGGGCTACGATAGCGAAGACAGACTTACAGTCGTATCGTGAGTCCATTTCGGTTCTTAGGCAGCAAGGGGATACTTGGGCGGCCATCAGGCAACTTTCTAAAGTTGACGGGGTTGTTAGTGCAGCTGTTCATAACATGGTTCAAGTGGCTATGTCAGGTTGGTCAGCATGTGCTCGCGAGGTGGACGGCTCATTCTCTACCGAAGGTACGGTTGCTCTTCAGAACATGGTTGCCCAGATGGACACCATTTATGATTACTCTCTTGGGTATTCAACACGTCGTCCACTTGATTCTATTTTAGAAACATTGATTCGTGAGGTATTGCTTACGGGTGGGGCTGGTGCTGAATTAGCACTTGACAAGACTCGTTTGCCTGACCGAATAGTGCCTCTGGCTATGCCACGTATAGAGTGGGTATCAGACGGTAAGGGCGGTAAGTACCCCAAGCAGTTAGCGTTTCTAGGGTGATGACATTGAGCTCAATTTCCCTACGGTATGGATTGAATATTCTCATTCAGATCCACTCCAAGATTATTGTACGTCCATGATGGAATCTGCTTTAACTTCAACATTTATGTTTGATGAATTTGTTGAAGATGTACGTAAAGCTGTACGTCAGCATGGTCACAGTCGTTTATCGGTTAAGCTGGATGCAGAGAAGGTAATGAATACTGCTCCTGCTGAATCACGCACTGATCCCGTTAAGGCGGCTCAGTATATGGAAAATGTGAGGTCTCAGGTGGAGACCGTAATTTCCGACTTAGAGCCAGAGGATACTCTGGTCTATTACGATACGGCTGATGCAGAAATTATGGATTCAGGGTTGAGCGTAGCGAATGATTACGTTCCACTGATGAAGACCATTAACGGGATACTCTCCACCTCGTTAAAGACGCCTCCCTCAGTACTCGGTCTGAGGTTGGAGGGTTCACAATCACTGAGTAATACTGAATCCCTTATATTCTTAAAGACGGCACAGGCGCTACAGGTGCCTGTACAGGCTATTATGCGTAGAGCCTTGACGCTTGGCTTAAGATTGTTGGGCGTTGATGTGTATTGTGAATTTAAGTTTGACCCCATTGATCTAAGACCGGCTTTAGAGTTGGAAGCCTTTAANACAATGGANCAAAATAGAATTTTACAAAAACTGTCATTGGGTTATTTAACAGATGATGAAGCGGCTTGGATGCTTGGTGATTTTCCAAGAGATTCTGGTGCTCCTGATCTTTCTGGCACAATGTTTATGCACACTAATAATGTAGATAACCCTTCGCCTAATAGCGACCCTATGGGTAGAGCTTTACAATCTGACCAACCCACTTCTGGTGGTGGAAAAGATAATGAGGAAAAATGATGATTAATTTAATGCCAAAAGGTAGCTGGGCTGGTAATGAAACCGACCTTAAAGATTTAATAGACATTGCTTTAATGTCACAAAAGGCTACAGAAACTCAAGGACTAATGGGGCTTGCGTATGATGAAGATGAAGACGAATCTACTAATCGGCTTCTTGATGTTATCGGAGGCCCTGCTGT